TGGTAATGTGTTTGTTTTATATGAAGCAAACTGTATTGGATCCGCAACTTGTAGTTGACCTGTTACGTAAGAGATATAAGAGTCCACAACTCTTCTCCTATACCCTGTTGGATTTCCTACTCTAAGGGCAACATCGAAGTCGAGAAACCCTTGTAATTGTGGCATCACATTCGAATATTGATTCTCAATAATTTTATTGAAAAAATCCTCTTGATCGGCATACACACTTGGGATTGGAACCGCCATCAAACTTCTAAACATAGATTGGAAGTTTTTATAAACCTCATTCAAGTCTTGTTGTTCTTGGGAGACGAGTTCATTTACTGATGTAATGATCAACGGATCAGTCTCACTGTTGTTTGGTTTGTAGTTATTCAAAGATTGTGCAAAATTTAAAAACTCAGTTTCCATTTTGTCAAAAACTGATCTTTCAAAAACCGTAAACATGTCATCAAACTTTGAATAATTACCATTGGTCAACAACCTAAAAGCGTCAACTTTACCAACCGTAGGGATTAAGTTCATGTAAACATCAACTTGTGGTCTTACAATAATATTATTATTGAAATAACCATAGTTTGGCGCTTTCCAAAAAGTTCTAACCGTTCCGTTGTATAAAGAATCGTTAAATGAGAGTTCTTGGGTTAGTTGACCAGCACCATTGAAACACGCTTCATTTACTTCATTGAAGTTAGAACCAAACGAAGGTAAAACAAAGTAGTTTACTCTTGGGGTGGTTGGTGCATCATTACAAACTAACTTACCAGGCTCTGATGGTTCTATCGAACTTGGGACTAAACAAGAATAGGTTGTGATATCAATAGTTCTAGGTTGACCCGCAATACTTGAGGTACTTTTGAATATATTCGAATCACTTAGGTTTTGTATTTTTAAACCTTTTGATATCGCCTGATTTATTTCCCCATCCGTATATTGTGTGAATAGATCATATCCATTCAAGAAAAAGTTAAAATCATTAACAGTCTTTGGATAAAATCCAACGTCCATGTTTGTTATTTTAACACCATCAACAACAAACTCATCTTGTAGTTTTATAGAACCGATTGTTAGATTATAAACTTTTGTCACATCCGAGTTACTCGGATCATAGTTATTTGCGTAGTTGTAGTTTGTCCAAATTGGTGATAGGATGTCTGTTTGGAGAGTTCCACTTTGGATGTATGTCTTGTATCTATGCCAAATCGACCCGTACTTTAAAACCCAAGCATATGGCATTTTGTGAACCGCGCCAAACTTTCTAAAACTCGCAAAGATGTAGTCAAGTTGACTAACCGCATTTACATTATCAGGATTTGCTGATGATAGAGACTTATATCTTTCTCTAAATGTGGATAAAGGTAGACTATTAATAAACAAATATGCGGCTTCAACATATGGATTCGAAGATCCTTGTTTTTGTTTAGTAACACCATATTGTATTGCATTCACCAAATAAGGTGTATTTAACATCGATGTTGTAACCGTGTTAGGTAATCTTGTTCCATCTGTGGGAACAATACCTTCAGTTGGCAAATACACGTTTCTTTGTGCATAGAACGAATTAAAACCAATACTTGGTGAAGGTGATATAGGTTTTTTGTATTCAAAACTAACAACAGGTCTTATTTGAGTTTTGTCGGTTGGGTCCTCAAAATTTGTTATTAAATTTTTTGGTTTGTAAAACTTATAAGTTTTTGTTGTATTAAATGTTTGATTGACTGTTGGTGTAAATAAGTAGTTATTAAGGTTAGTTGTATTCCACAATAAGTTCGTATACGGATATGTGTCTGTTATTATTGGAATATTCGTTGAGGTTTCAAGTAACAACTGTTCAACAACACTTGAGTTAGGGAGATTACTGAATGTTGATCGATTAGTAGATGTAATAGTTTCTAATGGTAAAATCGAGAAACTATTCTGTGTGAAGTTTCTTATGTACGGAGTTACGAATATGTCCCTTATGAATTCTTGATAAGCTAATCCCGTACCTTCATTGGAGTATTGTCTCAGTATTGTTGGGTAAGTAAGTGAGTTTAGCGGTGAGTTTTTAAGATTGTATGTAAGTTGTGGATTACTTATACCGAGAGATGAAACAATGTTGTTCGCCTCTGTATTCGCAATGGCTTCGATTATTGAAGTTTTAACCGCAGAGTTTGATATTCTCGCAAAGTTTGTATAGAAAGAATATAAAAACTGTCTTTCATAAACTTCATAAAAAAATCTTAACTCCTCTTTGTTCACATATGATAGACCCACCGCAGGAAACTGAATCGCATTTAGGTTAAGTCTTGTCGTCAAAGCAACTTCATTGTCCTGTGGTGATGGAACTACAGGTGGTAATAATCTCTGAGCAGATCCCTTGAAGAACTCTTCGACAAACTCAACTTCAGGCCATTTGTCATACAAATAACCTTTAGTAAGATCCACAATGGCCGGATCACCGGGATATGCTAACTCATACTTACCTTTCTTAGGATCTTCGTTTTCAACAAATATTTGAGGCCAAGGGTAAATCGGTATTTCAGCGTTTTCTAATGTTGTGTTTGATACATTTGCAGCATATGGAACATAGTCTTTACTGTCACTGTTCAAAATTGAAGTGTCAGTTCTTAATACAGCCCGTTTTCTTATAGGATCTTCTCTTACTTGCCATGCCTTATAATGAACCTCATCTATTAACCTGATGAACCCTTCTGCGGATGCCATGATTACTGCCATGATATTCCTAACGGAAGGAATAAACCCTAATCCTGCGCTGGGTGAGGATATTGTTTCTTTTAATTTTTGAGTAATCTCGGTTTCAATGTCGTTAAGTTTTTTATCTAACTGACTCTCCATAGATCTGAGAATATTATCAAATCTATTTTGTCCAACAAAAACATAAAAGGGTTGTTTAATTTCTTTTAAACCATCGGTTGTAACTTCAACTGTTATTGATAAATTTTTTAACTCATTTGATATAAAACTTGTAACCTCTATCTCCGTTGGGTTTACTATATTTAACTGAGTTCTCATTGTTTGAACCCAATCAATTTGGTCAAAAGTTACGTCAGGTATTACAACGGTATTATATGTTATAGGATTGTCTATTTGTAAATTTTTTCCTCTTAACTCACCAAAAGTACGATTTTCATCAAGTCTTGTATTATACTCTGAAATGATTGCTTTAAGTTTACTAACCCCCTCATCTCTACCCCCTTGATCCAAATCCTTTTTGAATCCATAGATTAAAGAACCCGAATCTTTTAAAACATAAGGTTTAGGGTTTAGGTATTGGACAAACCACGAGATTTTATCTCCACGTACTTTGGAAAAGTATTGTCTAAGATACTTTCTATATACTTGACCATCTGTTAAAGGTTGAAAGTCTGCCTTACCTTTATAAACATCCAAAATGTCTTGTTCAAGTTTTTGTAACTTGTAACCAAGTTGGGCAATTGTATATCTTGGAAAACCTTTTGGAATGAGTCCTTTGACCTCATACTCATCATACATTTCTTTGATTTTCTGATATCCTCTTGAAGAGACAACTTCCTGTGAAAGGACACTGTCACTAATATCAGAATCACCACCAGTTAAACCCTGATTCAATATTTGACTTTCTGTTTCACCTCTACTTGTTTCGGTACCAGTAAAACTTGAAGTGACGTTGTATGTTGTGGTGTACATATGGGGTAATGCAATAAGAGTACCCAAAGAAATCTCATTCAGTATATTGTATTTATACCCAAAAAACTGACAAGTGATTTGGTAGTTACCACTGAATGAATTGAAATCGGCGGTGAACTTATGAAGGTTTAACTGATATCTTATTGCCTGACCATAATAACCTTTGAGTGTAAGATAGAATACGGGGTATGGTAAGTTGAAAAACGCTGCGTATGGGGACTGATCCCCTTGTTCAAATAAAGCCTTACCTTGAATGTCTTCCATTCTGATAATAACTTCGGGTACAAATGACATATTCGTTTTTACCTCGATTGATGTCATCCCTAACAGTCCAGGGTCTACCGTTCTCCCTCTTTCATCTGAAACCACAGATTGTTTATAGAATTGTTTACCATCTGTAGTATCAACAATAGTTTCAAACTTTTGTAATCTTGCATTCTGTGAAGTCGCACCTAAACCAGTCAAATCATCATAAAACCCAACGTTCAAAAACTCATCACCATTTGGTTTTAAAAAATTGATTTTTGCCAAAGAAATTGTACGGATGTTGTCCTGTGGATTACCACCAATAGCAAGTTTTGTCCTTGGTATGATTTCCGCCTCCAAGTTAGCATACATCACCAAGTTTTCGTGATCTACGAGTCTTTCCTCAACAATTTGTCTTCCGTTAGTACCTATTTTAGTTGTTTTGTTTGGATCAACTAAAATAATATTGTTATAAGCGGTTTCAACATAGATGTTTCCCGAGTTGTCTGCTAATGAGTTACCTGCCATAATAGAAGAAATGGTTCTCTACCGTTGTTTTATAGTCTTGTAAAGAAGTTACTAAAGGATATGGAATACTCAACACTGCACCGTCATAAATGTTATTTTCCAAACCACCAAACTCAGGGTTTGCTTGAAGTATTAACCAACCAAAAAACGGGGTACCATAATATTCTTGAGAAACCTTGTCTAATCTACTCACCGCAACTTTATAAACATAAACCTTGTCGGAGGGTTTTCCATTTAGTGTGACAAATGGAACAACTGTTTGTTGTCCATTTACTTGAAACAAAGTATATCTGTTGTAGTACTGAAATGCCATTACAAGAGTTGTACTTTACTGGTTATCACATTTCCATTAGCAACACCCCACTTTGAGGTATCGTTGTCGGAGTTGTTCTTGAGACCCAAATTCTTGATTAGTTGAATCTGTGCGTTAGTTGGGGGTGGATTTAATGTTAATCTATAAGTTAACACTCTTTTCTTTTCAAGAGTAAATGGCGTGTAGACCAAGTAGATTGGTAGTTTTTCTTTTTCGAAAGCGTTCATGTATTGTTCCGTAACTTGGTTTTCTTTGACAAAGATCGGTCTCATTTTTGTCTTCCAATAAGCATCAAACTCAACATCGATTGCGGTGTTACCTGGTGTTAACAAGTTAGTTCCAACAATATTACTGATGATTGCGTTTTTGAATGTTTCATATTGATTGTCATCTATAACATCTTTGGAAAGTATGTAGTATTCTCTCTTAACAGATTGATCATTCCACGCAGTTTGTGATGTTGTAAATGGATAAAAAACGTCTTGAGCTAATCCGTCAGCTTGATTTTCAGGTACCGCAAAATATCCTGAATAGTTATCGGATCCACTAGCCCAATCAAATTTAGTGAATATTGTGGTGTAGAACGCTTGAAGATCTTGAGCAACTTTTTGAATGTCTGTGTTCATTTCAACCCAAGTGTTTGTTATTCCAACCGACGCAGGTGAAACATCTGTTGTTCCTGATATCGAATAAACAACAACATTACCGTTTGTTTGTTGGAATCCATCAGTTCCTTCACTTGGGTTGGTTACCTCATAGAAACTAACGGTATTTGCCCTTGCGAGTTGTTGAATGTATTGAGTCTGAGCTTCTGTTATACCTTGGATTATTGTGGATAATGCGCTAGCAAACTCATTTTGTTTTTGTTTAACATAGACTGTCATATTGTCTTTGACTTGTCTAATAACTTTTTTATTAAAGTTTTTACTTGGATCGCTCAACCAAACAATAAAGGCATCATTTTCGTTTTTGATGTCATTCAAGTAGTCTGCAAATACTTTGTTAATGACAGTTTCAAAAGATGAAGGTTTACCGTAAAGTGAAACGTTTGAACCAGTTCCATTGGCTAGTACCGCCCCGTCGACGTACCTTCTTGTAATGGCGAACGATTGTCTTACCGCATTGTTATACTGTCTTAGAACATCTTTATTCTTTGACACAATAGTATTGAAGTATGTCTGTGTACCACCAACCAAATTAGTCATAAAGGATTTATATTCGATGGTTCCCGTTGTTCCAGTTTGTTGAATATCAGTAGTTAAAATTCTACCAATAGTTTCCAAGTTACTTTGAGGTTGGTTGTTTTCAACTTGGTTAATCGTTGGTGGTGGAACTTCAATGTTAAGAGCTTGTAAGAACTCTTTATCCAATATCTGATAACTCGTATCCGTTACGTCAGCTCTATCATCGTAAATTTCTGTATTAGCATAGTAGTTGAAACTCAAGGCATTTTGTAACTTGTCAACAGATTCTTTTAATCCTTGACCCCCAACAAAGTTGAATGAAAACTGTATATTCGCAATCATCGGTTGAACTCCAATACCCTCAGGGTTTAAATCCAACTCCTCGTATGAAATTTGTAAGTTTTCAGGAACAATTTTAGAATGCCAAAAGTCCCCCAATCTAAGAACCAAAATCGGTGGTGTACCAAATGAGGTATTAACCGCGTTGTTGTACTGTAAGGTTTGATTTCCTTGCTTATCAACAGATACGGTAGGGATTGTATCACCAGGCCTCATACACTGTTGTAGAAAGGTTAATCTTGAGTTTAACCCCTCAGGTGTCATTGAGTGAAACGCGGGGTGGAAGAACTTAAGTTTTTCTTTTAAACTATCATACACCATTGGTGTTTGTTCTTTAACTACTTCAAAATAGTCACATTCTGTCAAAAGATTTCTAAGAACTCTTTTGGTGATATTATCTCTAAGGACAGTTTCATCGGTAATGACTTGTTGGGTTACAGTTTTTCTATCAACGTTCGAACTTACTTGTTCAATAACTTTAGGATCTGTTGGGTCAACTCGAGAAGATTGTTTAACAGGTGACGTATCTCTTAGTGTAATATTTTTAATGGCAGTTCTTCTACATGCCATAGCATTTACAGAATATACCTCAGCATTTGATTGTGCTAGTGAATCACCCACAAGTCTTGAGTCACATTGGAATGTATTAAAAGATGATGTTCTACTTATTGGTGTTACTGTCGCATTTTCTCCGAGAGTTCTACCAGTGACAAGGTTAAGTCTTCCCGCACTGAGATACTGACCCAATTGTTGAAACCCTGTAATATATTCAACAACTGAAGTCATCCTTCTTTGTGACAAAGAAATATTATATGTATCACTGGCGGGAGCTGAGGCACTACTTTCTAATAGAACTTCAACCAACAGATACTGATTGTTTTTTAACTCACTATTGAGTCTAACCAACATCTCGTCCAATTGACTTTTATTATCTTCAATCACCTCTTTAAAGAATAACGCCACCCCTTCTTTGTCGTTTGAGTTATTTTGGTATTCTTGTTTTATGGTTGATGATGTATAGGCGTTGTAGTAAATTTGATAGGGTTGTACAACCGCATCTGGTTTTGGGATATCGTTGTCGTAGTAATACGCCATCGAAATATACTTCTTGAAATCACCCTCTCCTGAGTTTTGTGCGGTATTTGTACTTGTGTTAGTGTTATTACCACCGGGAGTTCCGCCAGCTGTAGTGGAATCCACACCAGTTTGGATCGTGTTAGTAAGATATCTTGTCTCTTCAGTTGTGATATTTTTATACTGAATTTTTTTCTGTATTTCAAACAAGTCGTTTGGATTGATTGTATAATATCTCTGAGCTAACTCATATAAGTCATACTTTCTACATCCGGCAAAAAACGAATCCAATATACCATCAACCCTCGAACGAGTTGTTTCATCCGACAAAACTCGGTTAACTATTAAATTAAGAACTGATGGATGATCAACAACAATTTTCCACGACAATGAACCTGATCTTGAAGTATTGTTGTAAGTAAACACAGGTTCAGGTCTTCCGATAAAGTCGGTTGTTTTAAAACCTGATCTTACACTTTCACTGTATGTTAATCCATATGGGGGAAACCACATAACCCTACCACCGTTAGGTCCTCTTTCACAAACAGGTAAGTCAGCCCAAGTGAAACCTGGTCTATTTGATGTTCTCCACGCTAAGTTCTCAAGTGAGAACATGTATTTTTTAGCATAACCATCGGGTCCTGGTATAAGGTTAGTCGATGCCTGACCTCCCTCCATTTTATTTGGAGCGATGTTTAAGTTATAAGTTTTATCTAAAATGGAGTATGCAAACTTACGACCTTCAGTTGTCATTCCATCGGTTTTCTGTAGATCGTTATATTGAAGATAAGGGGTATCTTTAGTAAAAATCCTACAATACTCAGCACCTCTTTCTTGTCCAACTTCACCAATGTATCTGATTACTTTTGAACCTTTAGTGATCTCTTTGTACCCATCATTGAATACTTTAGATACCTGATCTATGGCATTTCCAACGTGTTGTAACCTTCTACCACCTCTTGGTTGAGAGTCGATGATACGTTGTGTATCATCCATGATAGATCCTTGTTTAAAGGAAAAGTTAGTTGATTCTGTTGGTTGATATCCTGCTGGACTAAAATCGGGATCCTCAGATACTGCATCACCACCAGGTCCTACGTATTTACCCGCATTCCCTTTGAACTTGGGTGACACCCAAGTAAAACCACCCTCAACACTTCCTTGACTTATTAACGAATCGGCATTTGCACCTAATCTGAGTGCTTTACCAGGTCCTTCGTAAAGTTCGGCAATCTCATTAGGTCCGTAAACAGGTGCTTTAATTTCTCTACCAAACTGATCAACAGGTAAATCACCAACAGGAGATAGTATGTTACTCGGTTCGGTTTTAACAGAACCTATGTAATAATCACTGTTCTGTTCACGAGCACCTCTTAAAACACCCGCAACTCTGTCAAATATAGTTCTATCATAACCAGGTTTGAACTGATTAAACTCTAGATTTCTGAAGAGTAGGGACTTTTGTCCCGTTCCCGTATTTTCCAAAAATAACTCTGAACCACTTTTGGTTGATCCAGCCAACCTAGCAAAAAATCTTCCTATCCCTGAAAACAAGTTGGCACCAGCGTAGGCACCGGCAATCTGTTGCGTTGTTGACCCTACTCTTGCGGGGGGTTGGAAGTAGTCACCAGGTATTGTTGAAAATGGGGCATAAGTTCCTGATAATCGGTTGATGATTTGCGCGGCACCACCCACCAAGTTTGGTGAAACCGTAATAGTGTAGTTAGGTTCCAATAGGGGAACCCTACCAGTTAAAAGTGCATATACATCCTCACCTCCATTTACGTTCAGAAAATTTGCTCTACCGATAGTTTCTTGTTCTATCTGTCGTTGAATATTTTTTTGAACTTGTAACCTATAAAAACCCGATCCTAATTTTGCAAGGTATGAATCACTCGATAATAAACCGTTACTACCTAAAGGATCATTTTGTAGAAATAATGATATGGCACTGTACGAAGATGGGTTAAAGTTTGGATAAGGTTGTGCGTTTGTAGTTCTACCGTTATTTTGTTGAAGTATTTCTAAACTTGTGAAGAACTCCGCCGAATCTAAAAGTTGGTCTGTCGAAGCATACGCATTTAATGGTTTCCATGCACCTTGTATACCAGGAAAACCTTGTAGTGCTGCCTGGTAACCTTGTCCTAACTTATCAGCATCATCATACCCATATTCACCCTCATTCGAGTTTGTGTTTTTGAGAGTATTCACATCTCTCACCTGAGTATATCCACCCCACTGACCATATTGATTTAGTGGATACAGGTTGTTTGCGAAGGTTGGTACGTCAATCAGTACATCAGGAGAGTCAACAGGAGCCAAGTCCCGTAGGATTGTTTCATAGTTGATTGGGGGGTTTGCACCTGTTGGTGATTTTTTATATGGCACCAAGTTTCTTACAACAAGTTTTTTTCTGAAAGTTTCTGAACTTGGAAAATCTAATGGACTTGGCATACCTTTTATTTATAAATAGGTTTTATTGTATTTTCATTATCATTTTCTCAACGATGTGTTCTGTTTTTTCATCTCCTCTTGAACAACTAATGTCATTTTCTGTTTGAATGACTCACTGTTGATATAATCTGACAAAGCCTTTGTATCCAAACCTTGTTGTCCTTCAACCCTTATAGTAAATGAACCTCCAAAATTAACATTTCTATTTTCTGTTGTGGTTCTCATACCATCCACAGCCTTACCCCCAAGATCTTGGAATTTCTTAAGAGCAGCATCCATATAACTTTCCTCAGTAGATCTTGGACCACCCTCAAAGTTTAAGTTATCCAAATATGTTTGAACCCTATTCGCAACCTCAGTATTTTCAATACCACTTCTCAATCTTTGGTAAGATTGTTCAAGAGCCTCTGTATTTCCTTTACTCGCCTCTACAACCAAAGTTCTCAATTCGTCTCCAACACCTTCGAAGACCTTTCTCATTTCTTGACCTGAGGGAAGAGCCCCTTCCGTATAAGCACCCCCAACCGCAGTATCAAACAATCTTCTCGAAGCTTCACCTAACCTTATTATTCCTTCCTGTCCCGCCAAAGCATATGCTAGTTGTAACGGTAAAGCTTTGACGTCTCTAGCCATCATGTCAAACGTCCCAAGTTGAGCTCTGGCGATATCCTCCATCGTTTTCGGACGTGTTTCTTGTATTTCTCTAAGTCTTTCAAACTCATTTTGAGTCAAATCAGTTAGTTTCTTTTGTTCGAGAGTTCCCCTTTCATTTTGTAGTTCCACAAAATATTCTCCACCGGGACCCATTTTAGCCATGTTGGCAACTAACATTTTGTCTTCTTCCGACGCTTGTATATTAAAGTCAATTTCATTCAACCTTCTATCCATATCAGAAGCAGCCAAAGCTGTCTTGGTCATATTTTCAAAACTTATATTAGTTTCAGTTGCCAACTCTTTCATCAATCGGATACTGCCAGGGTTAATTTTGAATGAATTAGTCTTATCATCGAAATATGTAAACTGCTTTGTCATTTCGATGATTGAATCTTGTAATCCTTGTGGGTCATTAATTGATTTATCCATTAAAACAAACGGATCAACTAAGTCACCAGCAGCAACACCTAATCTTTGAAAAGCCGAGGCCATTTTGATTGCCCCGTCAGGGTTCAGAACATCTTCGGCAAACTTTGCAGTTTCTCTCATATCGTACCTCAGCATTGAGGCTTGAGCGGTCATTTTTGTAAGACCTATAACACCGTCTTCAAAATTGAATCGGTTCATCATATCCATGTTACGAGTCATCTCTTGTACGATGGTCGTAGCATTTAAACCAATACTCTGTACATAAAGAATGGAATCTTGCAAGTTTTTACCAACTTGGGATATTTCAACCCCGGCTTGCGCAAAATTGTTGGTGATTGTTTCAATATCAAAATCACCTAAGGCTTTAGACGCAGCGGTTAACTCTACTATTGTTTCTGTTGTTGCAACAATATTTCTTCTAGATCCAGCAGCGATTGCGTTGATGGTGTTACCTATATCTGTAACTTCACCACCAACACGTATTACACCGGCAACACTATCAGAAACCGCTGTGGAGAACTCCGTAGCACGTAACCTACCCTCAGTAAAAGTTTTGTTAACCTTATTTATTTCATCGTAAAGACGTGAAATATTTTCCGTTAAATTAGCCGCGGTCGGTATAGCATCTTTCCAACTACCAAACGCTTTACCAATTTCGTCAATATCTCCGGGTTCTAAAGCCATCTAAAGTCTTTTCTAATAAATAGGTTTTACGAGGTTTTTTAATTTTGGTTTTCCTCCAACCATTTATCAAGAAGATATTTACGCATAAATATTGGAATCTTCATAAAGTCGGAATAACTTATATGAAGAAGTTTTGATAGGTAATAAAACTCGTCTAATTGGCCTTTTCTATAATCAGAAGAAGGGACGAAAAAAGTCGACCCCAAAACCTACATTCACTGTAAGTTTTTCTCCAGACGGGGCCAAAACAACTCTTTTTAAATCCAATCGAGGTTCATTATCGTTCATAAACTTTTTGATGAACTTTGAGTCTGCGATTGGCATAGTCTCAATAAATTTCGCAATTTCTCCTTTATCTTCGTTTCCGTTGATTGCGATTATCTCCCTTTGAAGTCTCCATGTTCTTCTTGGAACAGTTCTACCTTGTGGATACGAATCCGCCATGGCACCGATCTCTGAAATCTGAGAGTAACTCAGAGGTCTCACTTTTACAGTTGTTTGAGACATAGGTAGTTGAACACTGAACGTCCCATCTTCAGACGGAGTTTGTCCTTTTATAATATTCAACTCGTCCAACCTAACATTTGATTTGAATGATTTTCCTGTTTGTGGATCTGTTAGGTTAAGTTCCATGTCAGGTCCAAAAGCGGTGTTTCTCAAAAATATGAGGATAGCTTCGATGTCACCTTCAATCATTTCCTCGGGACGTAAATCACTCTCAAATATTTTGTTTCTCAACAAATTGATTGTCATGTCAGTACCCCCCGCCATCAAGATGTTTTCATCCGATGCGGTTAAGTATCCGACTTTGAGTGACTTTTTTTTGTTTTTATAGAAAACTCCACCTGATGGTAAAGTAACCACGTCGTGTGGAACAGAGAAATCCTGTTGTGAGTATTGTTGTGTATTTTGATCCATAAAAAAACCGTAGAGTTTAGCTCTACGGTTAAAAATATTTTGTTTTAAAGATTTGTAAAGACTATTAGTAAATTAACACACAACGATCCATTCTCAAACTTGCTGTAATCGTTGCCAAGTTGTCTTGACTATAAGACAACTGATTGAAGTTAACGTCAGTCAAGAAAGTACCATACATTATCCATTTTTCGACAACAACACCTGTTGGGTCTAACATCTCTAAGTCGATGTCTTTTTTATAACCCGCAGCATAACCCATACGACCTGTCACAGATTCTGCGTGTAGACGAACCCATTCCATAAGTGCCTGAGCCGCTGAAGGACCAATAGGATCACGGAATGTGACGGGAATAGGTTCCCAATTAAATCTACCGGCAACGTATGTTGACGTGTTTAAGAATTGGATTTCGGTTGACCCAATTCTGATGTGTGGACGTGCAGTTGATTCTACAAACCACTCATTAATACCCAAATTCGAGGGGAATCTCAAGATGAACCTGTTTTGTCTTTTGGGTTCATAGGGTATGGGCATTTTCATTAGTAAATCTGCCATGGTATTTTCTTTCTTTTACTTTTTTATCTTTACTATAAATAGTGAGTTAGTGAAAAATTTTCTCTTTACTTAATTTTCAAAAATTTTATATCTTAACTAGGCACTTATCTAGTATTCTTTTTTTATTCCTCCTTTAGTAGAGTATGTTTTAATTGGTTCATCTAGTTTTTCAAAATGTTGCTTCATAGCTTCTACATTGCGTTCATCATCATCTGAAAAGCCTATAGTTGGCATTTTAACTGGAGCAAATTTAAATCCTAGATCTTTCTTTAAAAATGCTTTCTTTTGTAATAAAGATGCCATTCCTTTAACATAAAGAACAAAATCTTCCATCGCCCTTACCTTTAACTCTTCAGGTTTCGCAGCACCTTTCTCTTCACCAAAACTTACAGGGTGGTACTTATTCATTTCTAAGTAAGATTTAATAAGTTCTGTTTCATCCATTTCATCTTCACCCGCAAACTCACGATATTTCTTGAGGTTTTTTACAAGCTCATCTTTGTTTAATCCCTCATAGTTTTTGATGATCATATTATAGATGGCTTGTTTAATGGTGTTTGGGTTGTGACCTCTCGCGGTGATTATCGCAAAAATAGACCCGTTATTTACGGCTTCCAGAAAATCACTCCACGCCGGTCCCGGGTTTGATCTTAATGAATCAATCAAAAAATCTTTATCTCCCTTTACAGTAAAATCCCTAAACGGGTCTGAAGAGTATTCGACAACAGTATCCCCTTTGTAGATGAATGGTTGTTCACCAAGTTTATCTCTCACAAGAGCAAAATCTTCAGTTGAAATACCGATTTCTTCACCTTCATCTGTAAGGGCATAAATCTTAGTTGGCATATGAACAATATTGTCATCCCAATCAAACGCGTAGTATTTTAGATCAGGTGTTCCGTCAACTATTTTTTCTAAGAGTCTTGTTTTCATTTTTGTTTTTGGCTAAAAAGGGGGGTGTTACCACCCCCCAAATATATTAAATATTTTCGAAAGATGCTCCTGTTGGAGTGATCAAGAACTCAATATCGATGAATTCAAGTGCTTTCGTTGGTTTTAAGTAGATCTTACCTGTCAAAGTGTTTCTATCCAAATCTTCAGGTGTAGAAGCCACAGTAACACGGAAGTCGTATAAACCTCTATCTCTTCTGATAGCATCCAAGATTGGGTTCACCGAATCCAAGAACTGTTGTCTAACAATCTCGTCATTCTGTTCGAACAATAATCTTACCGCCACAGCTGAAATAAGTTTTCTTGCTTGTAGAAGAAGACGTCTAACATTAAGTCTATTCAATGCGGTGTCTCTGATTTGAAGTGTTTTGTTACCCCAAATAACCGTACCCACGTCAGAGAATGTTGCGATCGGGTTGATACGACCTTGATACAATGTGTCTCTATCTTCCTGAGTCAACTTTAATCTTGCCTTCACAGAGTTAACAAGACCTCTTGTGTAACCCGCAGATGCGAACCATGGGAAAGAAATGTTATCTGTAAGTGCCAAGTTTCTACAAACTTGTCCTGTTGCTGGGATATAGATCTGAGTGTTGTTTACCGTATCACGTTCTAAAATCCAAGGATAGTATGTTGCCGTGTAAGAAGAATCAATACCGGTTTGATCCAAGTTATCTACGGATTGTTGAGGATAGATGATTTCATACTGACTACCTGCATCTGCCGTGTACATGTTATAGTCAGGTGTTGTTGCTATATAAACAGAATCCGCTCTTTCATTTTCTACCATACCAATAGCCAACTCAACTAAGTTACTGTTGTTTACATAGTCAATACCTGGTGTTGCAAACACGTTAATGTTTGTAGATTCGGGGTTATTGAAAGAAAGAATACCTAACAAGTATGCGTAGTAGTCAGTGTTTGCAAAATCTTGAGTATTGTTAGCGACTACGATTCGTTTGAATGTACCATCACCACTAGCCGTTGGGTATCTCTGAGTTTGAGTCGATCCTTGTAGGAAACCACTCGCACCTAACGCGAATCTGTCTTGGTTAGTTCTAAATGTTCTGTAAGCATCCCATCCATCAAATCCACCTTGGAAAACAAATGAGAACTTACGAGAATACAAGAAATAGTATGGGTTTTCTTGCGTTGTTGGTTCTGCATTAAAGTTAGCAACACCACAAATAAACGCGGGTGTTCCACTTGTTGCCTGTAAGTTACCAATAGTAATGACCGTTGCACCTGAGTCCATGTGGAAACCTTGAGTTTGGTAGTTCCATGGAATAGATGTTGTCGCAGTGTTCCAGTCAGTTACAGGATTTTGTCTTCCTTTGTATTGAACAAGATCTGAGTCAACACCAAACTGAGAAGAAATACCAAGATAAGTTCTTCTAACAACATCACCGTTAGATGTTACTTGATTGACACCGTAAGGAGAACCGAAAGGAGGATCCCAAATAACTTGTCCTGGAAAATAATACTCATTCTTAATTATTGCAAATGGTGAAGGGTTTGAAACACTACCGTACACTCTGTTTTCCAAACCACGGAACCCACAAGGTAATGCATCGATTGGTGCCTCATCAGACATTTCTACCATTACAAATGTAGAAACTAAAGGATATTCACCATCAAACGAACCGATTTTTTTACCAACAAAACTATTTGACCCTATGTCTAATGTACAGTTAGTATATTTTTCATAAACAACAGGGTTTGCATCTGTGTCGAAGAAATCACGAACTAAGACATCAAAAGTTTGATTTGCGAAAGAAATGTTTGCTATAGAAATTTTTACCTCTGTGTTAGCTGAGTTACCATCAGAAATGGTTCTAAATCTGAACAAGTCAAATACTTTATTACCTCTAAGTTCAGAAACAACCCAAGGAGTGATCGGTGTTTGATATTGTTCAAGATACCAAGCAATAGATGTTGTTGATTGTTTGACACGTGCTTCGGGTAATGAAACCAAATCACAGTTTAGACCTCTGATGTAACTCTTATTATAACCATAGTTTAATAAACCAGGGAAAACCTCCTCAACAAAGAGAGGAACTTCGAATCTCGATTTATTAAAGTTAGAAATACCAAGTACTTTAGAAATGTAGTTAGAATCACCAAGACCCATAGATACGTCAAAACTAAAGTCTTGACCAAGATATGTTACACCTGAAATTTGGAAAGTTGCGTAAGGATTAGAATTAACCGCTGAGTAAGGACCCGTGCAAATCATCTGAACATCAGTGAGACCTGTCACTTGATATTGAGGACCATGTTGTAACGCAGAATATTCAGAGATACCTCTTGATCTCATTGTTGCAACCACTAAGTTTTGGTATTGGGTGTAGGGTGTTGCACTGTAAATGAAAATTTCACCTGATAAAGTTCCTGCAAAAGTGTTGGATGCTCCTGTGAAATAGTTTGTGATTTGAGCATTCATTGAGTAACCCGAATAAATTTCAGATGATCCCGAAAAATCAAAGTTTGCATAAAACCATGGATCGTTAATACCATCACAAAGTTCGTTGTTCTCAAGATTCAAATTATCAACCCCATACACGTTGTTCAAGTTTGGATATGCACCAAACAGTGCCAAGTAATCTGCACTTGGTAAAGAACCGTAGACTACAGATGTGTTACCTGAGATTGCCGTGTTACCTGATACACTTCTTGCAAAAGAATACAAATCAGCCGCAATGGTAGATGTAGAACCATCATTAAGTGTATATGTTGTACCTGAGTTAACACCTATGATTGCAGGTGCCGATGTGGTAAAACTAAATGAGTTTGTTCCTCCTGTTGAACTACCTGAGAAATTCACGGTAAATGGTATTGATGATGCCACAGTATCAATATCGATAGTTTCACAATCAGGATTCGCAGTTACACGGATAGACCAAGATGGACCCGCGTCATATCCGCTAAGACCTAAAATTCTTGTTACAAAAAGTTGGTTAGACTGTTGGAGATATGCTTTAGCGATGTAGGCTGCTTCATACTTGGGGATTTGAGTTCCAATAAATTTTTCAGGAACGGTTCCACCAAAATAAGTTTGGAACTCATCGTAGTTTGTTATAAAAATAGGTTCGAAAGCCGGACCTTTAAGAGTTTCGCCAACCAATCCTAAGGTTGTTACTCCAACACTCTGTGCCACAAAAGAAAGGTCAGTTTCTGAAGTGTATACACCAGGTGATACGAATACCTTTTGGTTAACTTGATTTGTTACTTGAAAGAACATAGTTTAGTTTTTTCTTATTCGGATTTATTTATTAATCATAAATATTTGATATTAACACAAAAAACTTTACTTCTTAATATGTATTAATATATAGGCGCCTTATTTTCTGCCTTTTTTATCTTTATGTCTCAGAAAGATCGCCAAGTAAAAAATCTTAAAATTTCAGTTGATGTCCACGAAGTTTTAAAAAGTTATTGTGACAAGAAAGGTATTAAGATTTATAGATTCTTAGAAAACCTAATTTTAGAAACCTGTTCCAATGTTAATACACCAAAACAGATCCCCACTAAGAAACAGGAAATTAAAGATATCTACGGGGAAGATTAAAGTAGTTTTCCTTGGTATAGGATTGTCGCCTCCTCACCCTCATCGATTTTTGTAATACTTACCCTGAGAAGATCATTTGTGTTCAATTGTATTCTTTCAAGATCAGACCCATAATAATCACCATTGATAGTCACATCCCAAGTTTCCACGTTATCAGAGGAAATTAATGTAAGATTTACAGTGTATTCCACCGAGTCATCAATTAGAGTATCATTGGTTGGTGTGTAGTATAAACGATACTCAAATTCATCAGGATTTGGTGGAAAAAACTCATTTCGTCTTCCTTGTTTTACATTAACATCAACCTCAAACATTTGTAAAACTCTTGCAACAGCGGGTTTTACTTGGAACTCTTCTTCATCAATAAGGTATCCTAACATCGTAAAATCATAACTTTGCATGTAATAGTTTCTTTTGTCGAGGTCGATAACAGACTCGTCTGTCAAATTATTCATAATGATCGGAACGTATTGACCTTTGATGAAAGTATACGCTTGGCGAGAAGAAAAAGTTTGTAAAACATTTTTGTTAAAAGTGTTTAATTCTCTCATTCTGTTACAAAGAATTTTCACAGAAAAGTTAATATCTACAGGAACTGGTTGAGGAATGGTATAAACATCATAACCCTTTTGATTTCCATTCCAAGTTGGTACCGTTGCGTAGTAAAACTGTTTACGATTAGGGATTGTATATTGTGTTGAAGGATTTGTTCCGTATTTTACTTCGGGACTTCTAACTACAGTGATAAATGGAAGTTCTACGTTGAAATCGGGATCTTTAAAGTTCCAAGTTTCAGTAAACTGAGACCACCTTTGATTTGTTATAATTTTATCGATAACACTAATGTCTTTTCCAGACACGGTCGTCTTTAGTTCGTTTTTTACGAACTCAAGCATACCTAAATCCAAATCCGCGTGTAGAACACTTTTGGGTAAGTAAGTCCCATCTTTATTAATATATTCCAACAGTTCATGTCGTCTTGCCGAAAGAGTTTTCGGTGGGACAAGATCTATTGTTGGTTTTACTTGTTTAGGAAATCCCATTACGTACCAAAGAATTCATTTTTACTTACAGGTGTTGCTAATACTGAACGATAGAACGGTTTGTACCCCCCGTATGTATGTTTATTGTCGGAAACAACCTTACCATCATCAGAGACTGAATAGTAACGAACTTTACTTTCTGTTTCATAATAACCCAAGTAATCACCAAAGTTGATGTCAACATTTAGTTGATCCAAATAAGACTGATAGATAGAAAATCTCATATTACCTGGTTCATCTTGTCTAATACGGCTATTACCCAAACGTTGATTTGTGGGTTCAAGAATTTGAACGTATCCTTTTAGTTCAATCGGTGGAAGAAACTGAATACCACCTTCGGGTACTTCACCATATACATCATCCTGTAGAGTTTTATATCTATCTATTCTATAGAGTATAACAGTGAAGTTCATATCACCCTCAAGCCATTCCTGACCCATATTAACATCTAAGGTGTAATCTTCACCTCCGAAAAATTTACCTAAGCGTGTGATTGGAACTAGTTTCTCCATTGTTGATATTCCTATATCTATAATTATATTTAAAAGGGAAAATAGTGAAGATTTTGATTTTAAGATATTTTCATCTAAATTAACCTCAATGAGTGGTACTATAACCATAGAATCCAAAGCGATATCTATTCTTGAAAATTATCAAGGAGCGAACAACTATATCCTAAATCTCAAGATTAAGTTACAGGTAAACAAAAAGTTTTACCCTACTCGGGCACAATCGGAATACATCATTAATAATCACGACAAACAACCAAAGGTTGCCAAGAAGTGGGTTGTTTTGGATTCTTACTTTTCGAACAAAATGGCAAACGATAAATTTCTTATTGAGATCCCTGAAAGAATGTGGATTGAAAAACTCTTAGCGGAGAAGGATAAGTCATATCATGTTTGGGGTAAATTTTTTGAGAATGATTTATTATCGGATATTTGGGTCCCAAAAGTATCACTGATCAAAGACAATAAAGTCGAGATTAAAGACATTGATTATTCGAAGTATTCCCATCGTCCACCTTTGGAACATCAGAAAATTGCTATTGAATCTCTTTTGAAAAACAAAAAGTATATTTTGGCGGATGACATGGGATTGGGAAAAACTACATCCACGATCATTGCATCATTAGAAACAAGTGCCAAAAAAATCTTGATTATTTGTCCAGCATCATTGAAAATCAATTGGCAAAGAGAGTTTCAACTCTATAGTGATAAGTCAAGTTATGTGTGTGAAGGTAAGCACTATTCTGAAGATGCCGACATTGTCATTATGAACTATGATATCATAAAAAACTTTCATGATTCAAAAGACAAAAAAAACTCAATCATTTCAAAAACTAAATTTGATTTAGTAATCATTGATGAGGCTCACTACATACAAAACGTGCAGGCACAGAGAACAAAGCTCATTAATGATTTGGTTAAAGATGTGGATCGTTTGTGGTTGTTAACAGGAACACCGATGACATCTCGTCCGATTAACTATTTCAATCTTCTATCTTTGGTTGATTCACCTGTTGCTAAAAACTGGATGGCATATGTGATTCGTTATTGTTCGGGATATCAGTTCAAGGTTGGAGCTCGCAAAGTATGGAATGTTATGGGGGCATCCAACTTGGAAGAATTACGAGATCGTACAACATCCACAGTTCTAAGAAGACTTAAGGAAGATGTTTTAGATCTTCCCGAAAAAATTATCACACCAGTTTATTTGAGACTTCGATCAAAGATTTATGAAGAACTCATGGGAGAATACTACAACTGGTACGATAAACACCCCGATGAAAGTAAAAACCTTTCGATTCAATTTACGAAGTTGTCACAAGTTAGGCAAGTTATTGCTGATGAAAAAACTCAACATACTATTGAACTTGCAGAAAATATTATAGAGCAAGGAAAAAAGGTTATTATTTTCTGTAACTTCACAAAATCTTTACAAACCATTTATGAACATTTTGGAAAACAAGCAGTAAGACTTGATGGGTCAATGTCAAAGACCCAACGACAAGATTCTGTTGATCGTTTTCAAGATGACGAAAATATTAAAGTTTTTGTGGGAAACATAAAAGCAGCTGGTGTGGGTATTACTCTCACAGCAGCAGAAGCCGTTATTATGAATGATCTTTCTTTCCTACCTTCAGACCACTCACAATCTGAAGATAGAGCATATCGTTATGGACAAAAAAATAATGTGTTAGTTTACTACCCCATTTTTGACAACACGATAGAAGGAATTATCTACGACATACTCAATAACAAGAAAAGAATCATTGCAACTGTGATGGGTGACACCCAAGATGAAACAAATGTTGTGGAAGAAATTTTAAGAAGTATTGCCGAAAGAAGATAATAACAAAGGTTTCTATTATTTATAAAGAAATACCTTAATATGCAACATTTACAAGAATCGGTAGAACGGGTTGAAAAACAGATTCTACAAGAACAAACAAAACAGGAGTTAAAAGTTTTGATTACAGAAATGAAAAAAATAGGGATCGAAAAACTTCCTTACTCCTACTCAGCCCTGAAACGTTTTATTGATCCCGAGACAATGAACGTTCACTACAACAAACACTACAAGGGTTACGTCGACAAACTAAACACCCTTCTTTCGAAAAGAAAGGGAGATAAAGACCTTGAGAAGATTGTTAGAAATATATCAAGATATCCCAAAGGGATACGAGATAACGCTGGTGGAGCATTCAACCACGCACTATTTTGGAACATGTTATCCCCTCAACCTACTGAAGTAGGACCCGAGGTAATGAAGAAAATCAAAAAAGACTTCGGATCTTTTATGAAATTTAAAAAAGAGTTTGAGGATGTTGCTAAACAACGTTTCGGTTCGGGTTGGGTTTGGTTAGTCCTTACAAACAAAGGAACTCTGAAGGTTATGTCAACACCCAACCAAGACAATCCACTAATGAACATCATTGAAGGTGGGGGATATCCTTTACTTGGATTAGACCTATGGGAACATGCCTATTATTTAAAATATAAAAATAAAAGAGACGAATACATCAAAAACTTCTGGATTGCCGTAAATTGGCCCTTCGTAGAAACTATGTACACAATGAAAACAGAAACATCTCTTTTGGAATCCGTAGCCCTCGGAAAACTTTTAAAGGAATCGAAGTCCGAGTCTTGCTCAAGAGTTGAAACCGAAATTTACCGAATGCTATTCAACGTAAACAAACAAGCAAGAAACATTTATAAGAACACCATCAATGATGTTCTGAAAAAAACTTTTTCCGACAAATACCACACTAAAACTGAGGGTGGTGAAATACCTGGCATCTATAACTTAGAAAAACCGGGAAGATCTGTAATCAACTACATGAATACCAACTATTCAGTTTTTTGTCTTATGGTTCGTGATTTAAACAAAGTTGTTACAAACTTGGGTGAACCATTGTTAGATTTTACAGACAAGACCCCGGCGGAACAAGTCAGAGAAGTAAAAAGAATGTGTAACTACATTGAGTCATTCAGAGAAAGAATCTTTAACCCGGATAGTTCTACATTCAAAAATATTATGAACACCCTTAAGGAAAAAGATTCTATAGGAACAAAGAGAGAAACCTCAGCGAAAATGGTTATTGAAAACAACCTACCAAATGCTAAAGTTGAAACCACTGCGGGTGCCGGTAAAGAAAAAGATGCTTTCCAAAAAATTGATATGGAAATTTTTATGGATTCAAAAAAACACACCGCTCAGGTTAAGGGTTTTGATCAACTGGTTCCTGAAGGTAATAAACTTACCGTTACTAAAACAGGTGAAGTAGAAAAATATAATGTGGATTGGATGGTTTTTATTAGAGGAAAACATGTAATAATTTTCAAAAACAATCCAAATATAGTCCTTGGACAATACGTATTTGACAAAGAAGACCTACTTTACGATTTTGGTGGGTAATGACTATTTATAGTTATGTCAGTTATACCAGAACCCGAAAGAAGCAAACTTTACACAAGAGTTAAGCATCAACTTGGTGCGCCTCTAAGAAGTGTTGAAATTGAAGATGAGATGATGGACTCATTAATGGAGTTTTCAATTCAAGATTACGAACAATATACATTAGATTGGCTCATAGAGTCTCAGTGGGTTAACTTGGTTAACCTAAACATGAAAGAACAATCTGTTGCGCGTGCATTGACTACAAGAACACTTAATTTTGAAGATCAGTTTGCGTATGCATATTCTAAAATAGTTGGACTACAAACCGTAGGTCCTTGGGTTATTAAAAAAGATTACTTTATTTTAAGTGCAAACACTCAGTCTTATGAAATTCCAGCGGGTAGAGAAGTAAACGAACTTTTATGGTTCTCGAACAGACCATTACAAAACTTAGCCCTTTGGGGTACAACTGACTATGGATTTGGAGGACTTGGGTTAGGGGCTAACCAAGCGGGTTATGCTCAAATGGGAAATGCTGGTTCATATTTTATGATGAGTGGTTTTGACTACTTAGTTAGAGCTCAAGAGGCGAATATCCTTAATAGAATCCTTGGTAGTGAACTAACTTACAAAATCACAGGGTTACCTGATGGAAAAAAAATGATTACCCTTTACAACGCACCTGGTAGTAACTTCTCTTGGAGTAACTATTCTCAATACACGGGAAATGCGGTTTGGTATTGGTACTATGATGTTGATGGTGATAGTAGAGAACAATGTTTAAAAGACAACCCCGACATTATTAAACTTCCGTCTGATGTTCCGTTAGAAGAACTTTCTTGGGAAGATTTAAATTCACCAGCAAAACAGTGGGTTAGAAGGTGGTTTGTTGCGTATGTAAAAGAAACCCTTGCGAGAGTTCGAGGAAAATACAGTGGTAATCTTAAAACCCCTGACAGTGAAATTGTGATGGATTATCAATCCTTACTCACAGAATCAAAAGATGAAAAATCAAAACTCGAAGAAGAATTAAAACTACGTCTTGAGAGATTGCGTCCTGAAAATCAAATGAAGAAGGAAGCGGAAATTGCCGAAAACTTAAACAAACAAATGAAGTTTAGGGCGATGCCAAGACAGATCTATGTAATCTAATATATGGCAGTTATAAAAAATACACCAGCACAAAGAGTCATTAATGGTAAAATAATAAACACCTCCGAAATTGCGGTCGTGTCTGAACCATTTTATGAAACACACGGAGAAGCCTGTATCGTTATACGAGGAGTTGATTATTCCAAAGTAAGATTAGATCACCTATCTACAGATCATACAGTTATCAAAGCGATGACAAAAGTTCTCATCGTACCAGACTATGGTTATATCGACGAAGAATACGATGAAATGTTAATAGATAAAGGTGCCTGTGTAGAACTCAGGTTCTGTGCTGGAACTTGGTATATTATTTCCTCAGACGGTCTTAAGAACTCGTAAGGGGAATATTTTTCAAATCATTAACACTGATACTCTGTAAGTTTGTGGTACCGCGTGCCATAGACACAAAAACCCCTTGATTTGACAAATGTTCGAACACATAGAACAAGTAATCAGGAATAACCAAATCATGACGTTTAATTGTCACCCCAATATGTTCGGGTGAAAACTCACGAGTAGGTCTACCAACCTTATTTGCACTCCCTTTACGAATCAACCAAAAATCGGCATCGGGGTTATTGACCTTTAGATCAACTATATGTTTCAGTTTCATATTGGTAAATATACTGCTCCCAACCTTGTTCGGCCAAATCATACATATAATTTTCTGAGAGATCCCGTTTTTCCCAATATTTTACCTCACCATCAGACAAAGTCATTACCTCGTCCAATTCATCTTGATCCCCAAGACCCATTGGATACCCGTTGATCAACTCACATTGGGTGGTTGTAAAAATACCTCGATCATCAGGATTATTGACTAATAACCCATTTCTGATTTCATCTTTAAAACACACCAATAGAGGTTCGATCCTTTTGTTAAATGTGGTGACCGCTCTTGCAACATTGTAGTCACCCGTCATCTCAGGGTTATTTTCAAGATCTGCAGGATCCAAGATGTAACAGTTAAGTTGAATTCTTGACTCAGTATCCATTAAAGCCTCACCGGTCTTCTTAAAGTGTCTTTCTTTTTGAAGTTGACTGTATTTCTTGGCGGGTATTTTTTGAACATCACCATGAGACGCCTTTTCACCATTATTTACATACATAATCAAATCCCCCAAGTTTACGTTCATCTTGTGATGTATGGCAAGTTCCATGTGAGCTTGTCGGGACATCAGAGAACCCGCTTTAGTGGTCTGTGTACAACGAACTTTATAATCCTGTAGTGTTTGTTTAACCTTAGCCTTTTGAGCGATCTGAGCAAGTGGGATTTGATGGTTGTAAATTTTCTCCAAGTATTCGTAGTAGTGTTCAACAAACTCCTTACCCTTACCCTCAAGTAACATCTTTATACCCTTGTCCAAAAACTTCTCGATGTAACCCGGTAGTTTCTTTGACTTAATAGAGTTACCCGTGAGTTTGATTTTACCCTTGTAATCCATAACCGCATAGTTCTTACGAGCAAGGTTAATACACGATGGCCATACACCATCGGTATCCAAAGCCATTTCTCCCCTCATAAAGATGTCATTGTATTCTGCAACATCCGCTTCAGGACCTTCATAGACTTTACCAAGTTTCACCTTCCAATTCAATCCACGACCAACATAACTGCGAGACTTTGCACCCTCAGGTAAAGAAAAGTTCACACCGTCCGTATCCATTACAAGGGGGGTATAACCACGAGCCATAAAGAACTTAATCATTTGACGAAGATATTGACGACCAGTACATGTGATTTGTTCACCCATATACATGTCTCCCCAGGCAAATACCTGTGGAGCAGAGAGTGCACCGAACATAGAGTTAATAAAGATTTTGATAGGGAGTTGTTTGTTTCCGTATGATTCAGATTTCTTTCGGTCGGTTTCGTAAAATTCCTCAGCAAGTTCTTTGTATTTGATACGAGTATCACGAAAGTACTTAAGCATACCTTTCATTGCACCTGTTACGTCACAAGCGGGGAATACATCGTGTACGAGCTGAATAGAGGGGTATAGAGACGAGAAGTCAAGTTTTAGAACATCCTTTGAGTATCCGACCTTTAAGAGTCGTGAGAGACCTCCTACGAAGTCTGTCTTACTTTGTTTTGATGGGATTGCGAGGTTGTGTTTGTAACTCCACGCAAGCATAAGCATCTTCCACAGAGTTGCGGTTCCCATTGTAGATACCCTTTCGTATGTGGTGGGGATCATTGCCGCAAGAAGGAACGATCCTTGGTTGAACTCCTTATCAACTTTTAGGGTCTCCTCCAAGTCATCTTGAAGGTATCTTTCGACAATGTCAGCACCATCGGTTAATACATAAGTGTCGGGAAACTTTGTATCTAAATCTTCAAACGATCCCTTCTTACGGTATTCACCGTTTTTGATGTTGAGCCAATATTCTTCTTTTTCGGTATACATCTTACCGATACTATCGTGGTTGATATAAATCCGGTCAGGTTCTTTGGCATTGATAAACTCTGAGATGTACTTAAGACCCGCAGACTTAATGGATGAGTTAATTGCCTGTGCTCGTCTAACTGCGTGGATAATATCAATAACGTTATACCCCCAAATAGAAGTCTGCATAAAGTCCTCAACCTCATTTGCGAGTTTCAAAAGGTTTTTCTTTTGAGAGATAGAATGTTCAGGGTGGAGTGACTTAACAATCTTTCTGATGTCAATCCCCAAGATACGACAACGTTCGAAAATCCAATACCAGTCAAAGTTGGCTGAGTTGTACCCACCGATGATACTTGGTTTTAGTTTATTGATAATATCAAAAAACTCTATAATACCTTTCTTTTCATCTTCTTCATTGATACACTCAATAATCTTATTGTACCCCTTATTAGTACGAATACCGATCATGAAGATACGACCGTCCTTTGGTTCGAGTGAGGTTGTCTCCAAGTCATATACCAAACGAGTTACCTCATCATAATCCTCGTATCCCTTGAATAGTCGTTTCTCTTTTGAGATGAAGTATTGCTCAACAGGGGGGAGAATAAGGATTTTTTCACGATACTTATCTCCCCATGGATCTGCACCACCATCACGGAAAAACTGAATAAGATGACGATAACCTTTCAAAGATTTAACCATGTAGGTGAGACCCTTTTCCATACGTTCATCACCTTTTGTATCTAACTTGGTGATAACGATACCGTGTTTGGTCATCGCCTCTTTCTGTGTTGCCTTGGAGTTTCCGTAGAAGTTCAAACCTCTTAGGTCTCCAACCCAACAGAATGGGATGAAGGTATCTTTTCGAATCTCTTTTCCCTTACCAGGTATTTCTTTGATTTTATAAATCGAGTCCGACGCGTAGTCAAACTCTACAGCCACGATAAACTCTTCGGGGTCATTACCTTCCAAGAAGGCACTAATTTCTTCAGGTGTAGTCATACTATCAGTTTTACCGAGTGACACATTTTCTTCCACACCATGTGGAGTTTGTCTTACTCATTCACCGATAAATATACAAAACAAAGTTGTGTTGTCAAAATCAACAACAAGGAGATTCCGCAATAAAACTATCTTCTACGTTAATATAAAGTTGTTCTCTGATGGGAACTATAAGATTACCTTGTTGTGTACCTAACAAACCACTTTGTTTGATTAGGAACTGACCAACATACCTACCAGGTGTGTTTGTGTCCCTTGAGGTAAATTGATAATAAATGTAATATTCAGTCGGTGCACCGTCTGCTTGTATAAGACTGACTATCGAGCAGGGTGAAGAAACTATCTTGGCAATACCTGTTGCCTCATTAATCATAGTAAAATAGATAGTAGACAGTTCCAAAGTTTCCATCAACTCTTGGTATCCCGCTCTACCATCTTTTACCACTTGCATTTTTAATACAGGTAAAGTCGCATTTTTTCTAATAAAAAACTCCATACAAAGATAAATACTTTGTTAGGACTCTTTTCTTAACTTACCGTCGTAGAAATCAAATCTATCATGTTCCGTTGGTGTTAGTAGTAACATTGCGGGATTTAGGTTTCCTTTTACGGTTTCTTGGTACATGTAACTCATCCAAGTTTGTTCGAATGGGTGAGCCCACTTTTCAGTTAAGAACATTTTTTTGTTTCCGTGACGGGTCACAACTTGAGGCCAATTACAGTAGTATATTTCACCATCCACAAATGGTATACCCTTATGAGTTCTAATATGTTTGAATAAAGTTCTTGGTGCATTTGGATCTTGTCCTTGAACTGGAAGTTGTGACTTTTCGGGCCATCTATGTTCACGATAAACTTGTGGTACATTATACCAAGACCACTGAACACCATTGTCACCATAAAACTCTGAATAGTTGAATTTTAAGAAATCGTAATGATGTTTTTTGGTAATCTCTATTGTTGAGTTGTACAAGTCAGGGACATATCTGTTAAATCCGTTTCTACAAACCTCTCCTTTTTTGGGGAAGAAAAACATATCATCTTCAAAAAAGAAATAAAAATCAAAACCATTTTCATCAGCATGTTCCGCAATCCATTGTCTACCACCACAGATACCCAAATTGTCCTTTTTAATGTGTTCAAAACCATGTTCAACACACAACTCTTTGTACTTTTCAGTTGTTGTTAAATCTGATGAGTTGTCCAACAAAAACTTTTTTGGTTTGGTAATAAAGTTTTCATCATAAGCGTACATAGATTTGATTAAAGTTTCAAACTGTTTTGGACTATTGAAAGTTATGACATACAAGGCAGCATTTTCTTTTTTTAAATCGTCATTGACAGGAACTAAGTTTTGTTTGTTTTTTCTCACTAACCTATCGTTTTTAAGATCTTCGAAAAACTTACCAAATAAACCATTACCTTCTATCTCAAAATAATCCACCATATCTGAGTGTTTGTAGACCATAATAGAAAAGAGAGATTCCTCAGTTCCCATTAATCCTTGAGACAGTGTTGATGACATAAGACCCCAATATATTCCGTTAATATCCCCAATAGAGTCCTTAGGTCCACCAAAAAATCCTCCTCTACCAACTAATTCAACTTTATTACCCGTAATTTGATTTATTTTCGGAAAACTAAATCCGTGTATTTCGGTGCTTGCCTCATAGGGAAAACAAACAAATGAAAACTTGTTAATGTACTTTGGAAGTTTATCCAAAACTTTATCGTGTGTAAAATAACCAGGATGAACTGTGTTTGTTAATCCAGCATCAATCCAAAACAAATGTTCTGAGTTCCACGGATCCATTAACTTAGCATCATGTAGTAAAAACATTTTTGACATAACAAGTGGATTGTACATGTCTAGTTTAGCTTGAGTTGAATCTCTTAACCAACCCGACTGATTTAACCAATCTTCACTTGTTCTTATTTTTTGTATTTTGTCATAGAAGTCATTCTTAAACCAATCTTGACTACGGGCAACAAATAATGTGTTCTCAGGATTACGTCTAACCATAACAAAAGAACGTAATTCTTCGTCACCGTAAATTATCATTGGGTTATCAACTTGTAGAAGTTGTTCAAATTTTTCAAGGTAATGGTCAAAAGTTCTTGACCAACCCTCAGTCAAAGAATCTCTTCTAATGTTCCAAAGTCCTGTTACTAAAGTAATTTTCTTTGTGGTTTCTTCAACTTTTTTCACCTCTAATACGGGAGATTCCAATTCGTTATAAACTTCTTGCGGACAAGCAATAAGATCCTGTCCAACAAATTCAACATGATATTTGTGTTGAGATAATTTCTCTAAAGATGTTTGTTGTTCTTCTAATGATAAATTTACCCATTCCATTCTAATCAACATTGGACGGTATTTTTCAATATCCAACTGATCAAATATTTTAAAATCGTGTCCTTCAGTATCAAGTTTAAAAACATCAAAATTTGTAATGTTGTGTTTAGAAAATAAGTTTTCCAAAGTCATACATGGTACATCAACAAGTTTTCCATACTTTTCAACAACTTCTTTATCACCTTCTGAACCCAAACCATTTTTTGGTGGATAAACAGCACTCATACCGTAAAAACATTGATGTACAGAACCCGAATCTATCGCACCCTGATCAATGGTTAACATTTGTATTGATCCGTTATAAACGGATATTGCCGCGTTTTCAAAAATGTTTTTCCCGTTGTTTAAGTTGTTTTTAAGTCTTTCGTATAGATATGGAATTGGTTCCACGTACAAACCCGAAAAATCGTACATACCGCTATAACCTGCGAGTTCATCAAACATCAACCCATCCATGGCTCCGATGTTTATTGTAAAAAGTTTTTCTCCTTTACGACCTTTCTCGTGGAGAATTCTATCAAAAATATCGCTCATATATCAAGTTCTTTTTCAAATAAGTGCACAAAGTGCGTTAAATTTTTTATTGATTCGTTGTCAAACACAGGTGTTTTTTTCCAATAATCATCATGGTACCAAGTGTTAAATACAAACGTTTTAAAGTTTTCTGGTTTATCTTGAACAATAAAAGATATCATCGCTTCGTGATTAATAATATGATCATTGTTTAAAATGTGATCTCCTAAAGTTTCGAACTCAGATAAAAACCATTTCATTTTTGAAATATGACCACCAAGAATACCACCTACAGAAATACTCCTTTGTTGATAAGGTTTCCCAACCACCTTAGATGCAACACTCATATTGTGTGAAAACATGGTGTTAGAACAGTTTAAAAGTTTATCACCAATATATGAATTTATTTTTTGGAACAGAGTTGGTTGAAATAAATTCAGATATGAGTAACACTCGAATGTTCTTGACATCCCATCACATTTATCTTGGTGTGGGTTGTATTTGTCTAAAAATAAACCCGGATGTGAAAGTCCAATATCAATCCAATAAATGTAGTCGTAAGTCTCATCATACTCCTTAGATAAGATATGAAACTTATTCCAATCGATCTCATGATAAAATAAAAAGTTGTTGGTACGAGTTTTTATATCGATCATTTTTTCACTTTTGGGGTAATCCTTTAAGTTTGAAACTTTAATAACCACATTAGAAAGTTCAAATTTACTACAGTGTTCAATTAACAAATCT